ATATGAGCGTATAATATAGAAGTGTTATACGTTTTATAGCACACATTATGGCAAACAATGACAAACATATAGGAGAAACATCATGGCTACATCATTGGCAGAAATAAGAGCAAAGTTACAAGCAACAGAAAACCGTGGAACAGGCGGTAATTCACAAGGTGGTGGCGATAACGCTATCTACGCACATTGGAATATTAAAGAAGGCGACACTGCCCGTTTAAGATTCCTTCCAGACGCAAACACAGATAACACATTCTTTTGGGTTGAACGTAATATGATCAACTTATCATTTGCTGGCATTAAAGGATCAGCAGATAGTAAACCAGTGACTGTGCAAGTTCCTTGTACTGAAATGTGGGGTGATCCGTGTCCAATACTAGCAGAAGTTAGAACTTGGTTCAAAGATCCTAGTCTAGAAGATATGGGTCGTAAGTATTGGAAGAAAAAGTCTTACTTGTTCCAAGGCTTTGTGAGAGAGAATCCAATTTCAGATGATCAAACACCTGAGAATCCAATTCGTAGGTTTATTATTAGTCCGCAGATCTTTAACTTAGTTAAAGCGGCTTTATTAGATCCAGAACTAGAAAACTTACCAACAGACTATCAAGGTGGTTTAGACTTTATTGTTACTAAAACATCAAAAGGTGGTTATGCTGATTATTCTACTTCAAAATGGTCACGTAAAGAGTCAGCACTAGACGCTACTGAAAACGGTGCAGTTGAAACACATGGCTTACATAACTTAGGTGATTTTCTTCCTAAGAAGCCAGGCGAGGCTGAACTAAAAGTAATGAAAGAAATGTTTGAAGCATCAGTGGATGGACAAGCATATGATGCCGAACGTTGGGGTAACTACTACAGACCAAGAGGTCAGTTTAACTTACCTGCAACAGCGGCTACAAATGCATCTGCAACACCAGCGGCACAACCTGCAACACCAGCACCTACAGCAGAAGCAACACCAGCACCAGCAGTAGAAGCTCCAAAAGCAGAGCCAGTGGCAGAAGCGGCACCCACAGCACCAGTTGAAACACCTGCTGAACCAGCAAGTGGTGGGCAGAGAGCTGAGGACATTTTATCAATGATCCGCAACCGTCAGAAAAGTTCGTAAGAACTGACACGTAGATGTTATCACGGTTAGATGATGTAATCTATCCTAATCGCTGTGAGGTAATAGAAATAGAACCCTCACAGCGTTACATCTATCCTATTTTCAAAAATGCTAGCAGTAGCATTATAGAATACAGTAAACAAAAACAATATCGAATATTATTTAACGAGCAACTAAAACGTATTGATGTAGTAGATGTTATACTTAGAGATCCCCAATCAAGATTGATATCGGGGGTTAACACATATGTAGTAAATCTGTTGCAAGAAAATCCAGAATTAGATCAAACAACAATTATGTATTTTGTCAATAAGTATCTATTTTTAAATAGACATTATAGTACACAACTTTCGTGGTTGCTAAATTTATTTAGATATATTGATGAAACAAAAATAAGATTCTGCGGAATGTCTGATATACACGAGTATACTCCGCTAACGATTAATCCGCAAGAAAATACAGTACTAACAACAAAAGATATTGATAACCTAACAACTAATAAGTATAATGAAATGTACCTGAGATTAGACAATAAACTATTAGACTTAATTGACAAAGGCACTTGGGATAAAAGAAGAATAATGCAACATTTAATGATATCAGAACCGCAAGCATATTTCGACACTGTTGGAAAATGTAATACTATACTAGGTGAAAGTGATGTATTGCCCAAGACTTGATCACTTTGTTAGATTCCATCCAAACAGTGAAGTAAGCTGTTGTGGTCATATGATTGGTCAACCTACATTTAGTTCATATGATGATATGCAGTCTAGCGAATGGATGTCTGATACCAAAGACCTAATGGGTAAAGACCAATGGCCTAAAGAGTGTGTAAGATGCCAACAAACAGAAGAACTAAGTAACAGCAGTATTAGACTAAATGCTATTAATTTTGATCGTTTACAAAAACAAAAAGATTATTTGACTGTAGGCGGAGTATTAGATAATATATGTAACTCAGCTTGTCAATTTTGCAATGAAGAATTAAGCACTAAGATAGGCGGATTAAAAAGCAAACAGTACCTAATGGTAGATAACAGCAAAGGTTTTTGGTCGTTACCGTTGGATAGAGTAGTTCATTTAGATGTTAACGGGGGAGAACCTAGTGCTAGCAAAAACTATAAACAAATACTAAAGAATCCTCCTAAGAATGTTCGTAGTATAAGAATAAACACAAACTGTGCGTTAGTTATACCTGAATTAGAAACACTGTTAGAACGAGGAATACATGTTACTGTTACTGTAAGTTTTGATGGCATTGAAAACGTACATGATTATGTACGCTGGCCAATTAAATGGGATAAATTCTATAGTAACTTGATGAAATATAAGGCCATGGGCATAAGTAATCTTAACTTATGGACCACAGTAAATGCACTCAACGTGGGTGATTTTGCTAACATCATCGACTTTAAAAACGAACACAAAATAGATCACAGTTGGGCATTATTAAATCAGCCTGAAATGTTAGACATTAGATATGAAAACTGGTTAACCTTAGTTGCCAAAGAAAAATTAGCACAGAGCAGGAATCAAGAAGTATTACCGTTGCTAGAACAAATAGCATCATTAGAAAATAATACCGTACATCTATTAGAGTTTATTAAACAACAAGATGAATTAAGAAACATTAGCTATAAGGATTATTATCAATGAAAATAGCAATCACAGGACATTCGGCAGGTATAGGAGAGGCCCTTAGTGTGCAGTACACAGCATTAGGACACGAAGTAGTTGGGCTTAGTCGACGTAGCGGATACAATATACGTAGTATACCTAAGGTAGCCGAAATGATACAGAGCTGTGATATGTTTATTAATAACGCACAGGTTGGATTCGCACAAACTGAATTGTTTTGGGAAGTGTGGACTAGATGGAGAGGACAACAAAAAACTATCGTTAACATAAGCACAAAGATGACTGCTAGTAAACTAGCACCTAGAGAACAGTGGGACCAATATCTCGTACAGAAAAAAGCATTAGAACTAGCACACCAACAGTGTATTCTAAGAGACGAGAAACCAAAACTAATATTAATAACTCCGGGTATGATTGCTACACAGCCCGGACAGAAAGAGCCTGAGTACGAAAATGTTGATCAATATGCCGCAGAAGTGATTGAGTATATAAATGGATCCTAAGGAATATCTAACTAATAAAAAGTTTTGTCCTATACCGTGGACAGGCTTTATGTATAATTCAAATGGTGACGTGCTTAACTGTATACGTAGTCAACGAGCTATAGGTAATCTCAAAGATAATTCAATACACGAAATCTTAGATGGAAATACAGAAACTAAACAACGAATGTTAAACAAACAAGACGGGCTAGGATGCAATAATTGTTATGATCTTGAAGGTGATAAACAAAATTTTGATGTTATCAGCGACAGAATATTCTATCTTAAAGAATTAAAATCTGTAGACAACACCTTGTATGACGATCCTAACAATTTTGACTTACATAAGATAGATATACGTTGGTCTAATGTGTGCAATCATGCTTGCGTATATTGTTCACCAGAATACTCTAGTAAATGGGCTACAGAACTTAATATTCAACCGCCCCAAGTGCCTGAACATAGGGTACAAGAGCTTAAACAGTTGGTATATGATAGAGCTGAACAACTTAAACACGTTTATATGGCAGGTGGCGAGCCCTTGCTGATGAAAGAAAACTTAGAGCTATTAGAAATACTTAAACAAAAGAATCCTCAAGTAAACTTAAGAGTAAATACTAACCTTAGTAAAACAGGTACTCGTGTATTTGAAAAGATATGTGAGTTTCCCAATGTACATTGGACTGTTTCGGTAGATGAAATAGAAGAAGAGTTCGAATATATACGTTACGGCGGAGTGTGGCAAGACTTTTTAGATAACCTTGAAGTTATTAAGCAACTAGATCATAAGATAACATTCAATATGTTACATCACTTATTGAATTATAGAAGTCTTTTTGATACCATAAACTTCTTTAAACGTAGAGGATTCCAAAATAATAGTTTCGTTGTAGGAAGTTTGTTAGGTCCAGATCACCTAAATGCTAGACATTTACCAGAAAGTATGTTAAACTTAGTTAAGACTGATATTTCTGCGTGGTTGGATAAAAAACCAGGATATTTACTTGAAGTTGGACTAAGAAATGTGTTACAATATATTAGTAGTCCAATCGATAAGAGGATAGATCTATGTTTGGAGCAAATAGCAAAAATAGATCAAAGGCGCGGCATAGATAGTAGGAAAATATTTACAGAATTCTATAATTCATTAGAGAGGCAATAACATGGCAAAACCATTTGATTTCTCAACATTTAGAAA